GGAGAAATCCAACTGGACGGTCAATGCCGCGCGATTAAGATCAAGGACGGTAAGAGACTCAAACTGAATCCAATCTCTGCCGGCCTGAATATCGTCGGCTCCCAAAATGGCTTTAAAGACTTCTTTTTTGAGATCGACCGACCGCTCCCAGGCTGTCAGACCTTGCTCATCCTCGGTATTGGCGACCATCAGGATGACGGCAAAGTTGAACCGTACCTGCTGCTTGTAGCGGTTGATCACCGCAGGCTCTTCCGGATCTTCAGAGACCGGAATCACAAACGCAGCCGGAAGCAGTTCCGCTGCCACCGATTCATCAAGCCGAGAAAACGTTCCTACGCCAAAGACACGGCCCTCAAAGCCCGGACAATGAGCCCGAAGCTCTTGAATAATGGGTTTTAATTTCACTTCATTAAGCTCCTAACCGGGCCTGGCTTAAAGGCATCTTCCAAAATCCGACCCACGACCGCTTGAAAGCGGGTTCGACCATAGGTTTCAGCGGCAGCTGAGACCGGATTGGCACGCGGCTTAGCCACTTTTGCCTCAAAGGATTGTTTGCGGTGGGCACGGGTGCGCTTGCTGCGTTTGGGCCCTGCGTGGCCAAAGACGACAAACGCGGGATAAAACCCGCGTCTTTTCAGTTCTGCAGAAACCTGCTTGCCTTTTCCGTAGGGCTTCACGGCCACCGAGAACCCGGAGCGCGAAACCTTGTAGGAAATTGCCTTCTGGAATATCCCTGTTTGCTTTCCCGGATAAGCTCCGGCATCTGATACTCCTTTTTTGCTGACCAGTTTCTTTGCAATCTTGGAAACGTCTCGACCGACCTGAGTAAAACCTTTCCTCATCGACTTCTTGTCGAAATCGGCAAAGTTCAAAGGCCTTGCAAACTTCGCTTCAATTCTTAACGGCTGCATTGAGCACCTCGCATTCCAATAACGTGAACCGACCCGCACTGTTGCAGTCCGTCACTCGTTTGACCCGATACCAGAAACCCGCGCATTCAAGCTCGATCAGGCGCGGCAGATCCTGCGGTCTGCTTTTGCCTTTGACACTTCTGATAAAGATACGGTGCGTGACCGCTTCTTCTGTCTGGACGTTCTCCCAGAAGACCGATCCGCCGATCACTTCCACCTTGCACCAGCAGCTCCAAAGAGGCGTTCGTTTGGTGGATTGATCTGCTTTGCCGTCAGACATAAGCCGGGAGGAATAAATCGAACAGCGCCGATTCAGTTGTCCGGATAAAGGTTCGATCACTTGTAAGCCCTCCACGGATCAATCATCCGCTCAAAGAACGGAGTACTCTTGAAAGTTTTTTCGCTGTCGGACTCGCGGTTTGCATAAGCAAAAGCAACAGAGGCGCCGACCCAAACACGCAGTGCAGCCGGCACGTCTTCCTTGTCCGAGCACACCGCATCGGAATCACCTTCGTCTCGGGCAATGATGTGTCTTTTCAGACGATGCTCAAGGTTTTCCGTAGCAGAGCGGCCTAGTTCTTCGAGAAACAAGTCTTCAGACGTGTCATCGATACGCAGATAGCACCGGAGATAAGCGGCGTCAACAATCGACACCATACCTTTTGCTTCATACATAAGCTAAAAGGCGACGTTACCGCCGCCTTCCTAAGGTTGATTAGCCCGCTCCGCCTTGGGCGCCCTGGGTGCCTTTATCAGACTCACCGCCTTCGGCTTTAGGCTTTGTTACCGTCAAATCCCCGCCCACAATGCCGCTCGGACGTTCAATCGCAAATGCCAAACGACGATCGGCCTTGATAGTGACAAGACCCTTTCTGAAGTTATTGCCGTCTTCATAGCCGAATTCCACGACAGTTTCCTTCCGGTCGTAGATCATGCAGGCCATGTTGGTGTCTAAGGTCAGGAACTTGCCTTTGGGCATTGCGGAACTTTCCACAACGTAGGTATCCCAGATCGGACGATTGGACGGGGCCATCGGATCGCTGAAGAGATAGCGGCCGTTGGAGTCCTTCAGGCAGCGAAGTTTGAAGTAATCGACCGGATTCATGATCGTGACGTTCGGAGTCAAACCCACAGACTTCACGGCCAGCGCTGCGAAACCAATCAGATCGACCTGATTTGTGATTTCGGGGTTGGTATCCGGATCAAAGCCGTGCGGCGTATAGTTGCCTGTCACCAGAAGGCCGCTTAAGTTGGCGTTTGTTCCGTCACCGTTCAGAAGCTGGCTTTCCACGCGCTGCTTAACGCCGTACTGGACGCGGAAGTTAATGTAATCCGCCAATGCCTGAGAATCCTCCATGAGGTCCTTGGTCACAATGAAGCAGTTGCCGATGTCTTTGACGTTGGCGGTCTGAGTATCGAACTCGATTTCAGACTGCGGAACGGAGTCCACACCGTTGACAACTTCTGCAGCATTGTTAACGTACTTCTTCTCACGAGAGTAGACGATCGCTTTATTGCTTGTCGGAGAATGATGGATCGTATCTTCGAGCGTAAGCGGTGCGGTTCCGATGCCGATGATGCCCTGAACACGCTGATCCGGATAAACCTTGGAGTCAACCGTGGAGCCGGTGCCGACCGGGCTCGGATCGGCCAAGGTCACAGAGAAACCTTTGCCCTTGCCGGCGGCAAATTCCAAGAATCCGGCATCGGCCACCACGCGGGCACCGAGTGTGAGGGGCGCGGAAACGTTGTCGGAGCCGCCCGGCTGCTGCTGTTTGAGGCGGCGGATTTCTTCAGCCAGACCGAGCTGCTTTTTGCTGAGTTCGGCGAGTTCGGCCTTAACTTTGGCGGTTTCTTCAACCGTAGACAGCTGTCCTAATCTAGCCTCGATGTTGGTCATTGCGGACAGGAGTTTTTCAATTTCTTCGTTCATTTAAATTTTCCCACTGAGTGCTTTATCGATTCGCTCGGTTACACCGAGCACCTTGTTTAATGCTTCAGCCAAAGCAGCGTCCCGCTGCTCTTCGCTCAGCACCTTCTTCACGCGAGAAACAAGCGCTAAGGCCTGTTTCCGGCTGAAGCCGCAAGAATCCCTCAGGCAGGCTTCAAAATCTCTTAACGTCTTAATTTTCTCGATGGTTTCGTCCAGGGAATCCTTCGAGAGTGTTTCTGCAATCCTCGCCTGGCCGTCAGCCGGGAAGCTGCAGATGGAAATTTCGTAGAGTGCAGCAATGCTCAAAACCTTGATATTGCCGTTGTCATCCTCAACATATTCGCCCAAGCGAATACCGACGGACAAACCGTCCAAAGTTCCGGCTTTGAGCGCCTCATAAATATCAGAGGCCGCTCCGACTCCGAGCGTGAGTTCTCCCTCTACGTACAGGCCTTTATCATCTTCTTTGAGCGAGGTCCAACGGCCCACCGGAACGGCTGAATAGTCATGGTTGAAGAACATCTTCGGTGTCGAAGTAGAGTTCTTCAGTACCGCGCTGTAGGCGCCTTTGGCGATGTAAAACCCGTAGCAATTCAAGTTGTCGTAAACCGAGGCATAGCCTTTGACGACACCGGTTTTCTTGTCTTCGGATAGCTTTACTTCCACGCCTTCCAATCTGACGGATAAGGTCTGATCCTTTTTCAGCTCTTTAGACACTGTCTGACTCCTTAGTTTTTTGGTCGACCGTTGCTTTGGCCAATGCTGAAATAGGCCTCAGCGCCGACTGCGCAAAATTGACATCGCCGCCTTCCACCGGCGGCAAGTTTTCGTATTGACGTGCTTCGTTAACAGTTTCAACGCCGTACTGGATGGCTTTGCCGTGGATTTCCATGCGCTCTTTCATGGTTGCCCGGAGCAAGTTATCCATGGAAATTTCCACTGTGTAGAGCGCAAACTCTTCCGGCGTCATGATTCGTGCTCTCACCGCCTGTTCAATTCGCCGGCATAACGGCAGCAATGTGAACTTTTGGAAGCCCAAAATGATCTGCTCAATACCGCTGCCCCATGTTGTGGCCGCATTCGACCCGACCAGAACGGAAGGCACGCCGAACCAGCGGCAGATTTCCTCAACCGAGAACCGTCTTGTTTCCAAAAGCTGAGTTTCTGCCGGTGTAAGCGTCAGAGGCGCGTAATTCAGACCGCCTTCAAGCACGTAGAGACCCGAGCGGCTGCCGTTGGCCATTTCGTTGAAGGTCGTTTGAAGACGCTCCCTCTGTTCTTTGTCGAGCGTGCCTTCCGCGCTCAAAATACCGCTCGGTTTGTTTGCGTTACCAAAAAGTGTAGACGCGGTTTCTTGGGCGTCGGCCGCTTCGCCAATTGTGGCAGCCATCAATTTCAACTTCGAGGCTCCGGCAAAACGGCCCCCAACGCCTTTCAGGTGAAACATAAACTCTTTGGCAATCTTCTCTGTCCCACAATTTTGGTCGTATTCATACCGCAGAGTCGAACCGTCATAAATCGTTTTCACCTGCGAAGCATTGAGGGGCATCATCGAAAGCACGCGTCCGGACGGATTGTTGTCCTCTCGTTTTAGCCGGGCGTACCCGTTGCCTCGGAGTACCATATTGAAAATGATCTGAGACCAAAACTCGACCGGCGTCATGAGCTCGTTCGGACCATCGTGAAGCAGCTTCCAAAGTTCGGTTTCTCGGGCCAAGTCTCTGTTTCCGCTGTCATTGCGGTAAACAAATATCGGCATGGAAGCCACTGTTTCAGCCAAGAGCGTCGTGCACGCCATCACAGAGGAAATCTGCAGGGCCGTTTCTTCCGAAGTCTCCCGTTTCCTCGGCACCAGCTGCAGCATAGGTTCTGTTCGCTGCACCCCTGTATTGTCTTTGAACGGGTTCCCGATCGAAGAAAAAAAAGAACTCAAAAACATAATTTACCAATTGAAAATGAGCGGAGAATCAAGCATCGGTGTCAGGTCCACCGGCTTTTCAATCTTTCCTCCGCCGATCAGGAATGAGTAGAAGGCCATGATTAGGGCCACCACCAAGTCGATCTTGTTTTCATTCCTCAGCTTGTTCGGATAAATGTTGTCTTTCGCATCGCGATGACAGACGACGTTTGAAACGCACCAGTTAAAAATCGGATCATCCGGATGATGCAGTCTCCCGGACATCACTAAAGCCTCGATGGTTTTCATCGGCTCGGAGAAGTTCTGGACACTGTTTCGGACCTCGACCATCGGACAGCCCTGCTCGGTTAATTCACTCGCGAGCTGAGTTGCCTGCCATGGGTCATAAGCGATTTCCTTCACAACAAAGTCAGAGCAGCTTCTCCGGACATATTCTTTGACCTCTTCAAAATCGACTACCGCACCTTCCGTCACTTTCAGGCGCGCTTCGTACTCCCAGCCGGAGTAAGAAGCGTTTTTCGCTGTGTTAACGGTTTCCCGGGGAAGCCAAACCTGCGGGAAAACAAAGAAATGCTGGACTCCGTTGATCGTTTTGCAAAAGAGCCTGACTGCTGCCGTCAAGTCGATCTTTGAGGCCAAGTCGAGCCCCAGCCAAGATTCCTGTCCGTAGAAGTCGGATTCCTCCAGGGCCGGATCGCCGCACTCATTCCACTTGGTCAGATCCATCCAGGCCGCGTCTGCGTTACACCAGACATCGAGGTGCTTGGTCTTAAAGTTGTTAACCGCACTTGCAACCGTCTGCGCTTTATCCCGGAGTGATTTAATCGTCTCCGGATGGACCGAGACGCCCCAGTTCGGATTGGCTTTGATCAGCGCACTGTCACTAGTCCAGTCATCCTCTTTATCGATCGTGTAAATAATTCCGAACTGGTCATCCCCGCCGGAACTTTTTCCGGACAAAACTTCGATCACGTAGTTTCTAAGCTCGTAGCAGATTCCGGATAAGTTGAATCCGGCCGTCGTAATAGCAAACAGCAGGGGCTGCAGACGCTTGCCGATAGACGTCTCAACCACGTCGTAGACTTCGCGGGTTTTATGCGCGTGAAGTTCGTCAATACAAGCAAAGTGCGTATTGAGACCATCTAAGGTGCTGCCTTGCGCGGACTTCGCAACGAATTTTGAGTTACTGGCGAGCTGAACTATTGAATAATCCAACGCCTTAATTCCGAGTTCTCGACTCACATCCGTGCAGCGGCGGACCATATCGCGCGCAGTATCAAAAACTTCTCTGGCTTGCTCCCGGGTAGTCGCAAAAGAGTAGCAATCTGCGCCGCCTTCTCCGTCCATGGTCATCATGTAAAGACCGATCGCGGCCGAAAGTGTCGATTTCGCATTACCGCGAGGAACTTCAATGTAAGAGCGCTTAAAGCGGCGTTTTCTCGTATCTTTGTGAACCCAGCCGAAGATTGAAGTGACAACAAAACACTGCCAGGGCTCAAGTTGGATCAACTGACCGGCTTTAGGTCCTTTCACATGCCTTAAATGCTCGATAAAGAAGCAGGCCCGAGTCGCCAAGAACGGGTCAAACACATAAGGAAAAGACCCTGATTTTGATTTTTCAAGGTCTTTTTTCTGTCTTTCACAAGCCTGGCGAACATAAACACAAGCGAGAACTTCGCCGCTTAGGACCTGCTGCACGTATTTTTGAGCCCATGCAACGTAATTTTTCAATTCATTCCACCGTAATCAAGGCCAAATTCAAGGCACTTCTGCATCGCCTCTTTTGAAAAAAGTTCAGAATCTTCTTGATTTTTCGGAGTATCCGCACCGTTTAAAGCGATGACTCGAGACCGAGAGGAGGGCGTTAGCCCGAGTTCTGCGGCCACGCTTTTGAATGGCTGGATACTCTTAACGATTAGGTTAGCCAGGAACCTGTCTTTTTCTTCCAAGGCCTCCATCCTGGCATTGATGACCTTGGCTCTGTCTAAGCTGCCGAACTTCAGGGCTTCCTCGTACTGAGGCCGAAGTTCCGAGAGCTCCGCGCGGAGCGCCTTTTTTTCTTTTCGGCTTTTCGTGATCTCTGCCCAGAGTTCGCAGTATTGCTCGAACATTCCGCGGTCGCATTGTTTGATCCAGCCAGCGCCTTCGTGCTCGAGCACAAAATTCCAATGGACTTTTGCTTCGTCCGACAGCGTCTCCGGCGGAGCCGCTTTTTCACAAATTTTTTGGCGGACCTTAGGTTCTTGGTAATTTGTACGGCACGGCTGAAGCGTCCCTTGGAGTTCTTTAATTTCTGTCGGTAAAGGTTTTCGACCTTTCATCCTATTTACTCCAGACGCGCAAAACCTCGAAAATCTCCAATTTTGCACGCATAAAAATTCGACTGAGGGCGCGGTCTCGGACGATCGCGTCACTTCACTTTTTCACCACCCCTCCCTATGTTTCCGAAGCCTCCGTCTTCTGCGGCTGTCTTGAGATCGTGATGTCTTTTGCACAAAGGCTGCCAATTATTTCGATCCCAAAATAACTCTTTATCCCCCTTATGCGGGATGACATGGTCCACGACCGCAGCCAATCGAGGGAAGCCTTCTGCTTCGCATTGAACACAGAAGGGATGGCGGGCTAAGAAACCTTCCCGGGCTTTTCTCCAGGCGGAGGAATATCCCCTTGAGGCTGCCGATCCTCTTTCTCGATCGAGCTGGCGGCGTCGATCCGTTCTTTGATCCTGAGCGATCTGCTTATGCTTCTCGCAGTAAGAGCCGGAGCCGCGGAAAAGCGCACCGCAGCCGGGAAAGGCGCAATGCTTTAACGGAAATACAGGCATAACTTCTCAATGAAAAAACTCCGGAGCAGCCACCCAACCGCTCCGGAGAACCCTCATACCACTTCTCAAGGAGAGGCCGATAACGCACGGCCCGGGCGTTCGTCCTAAGGTAGGTGACGAATCCATGAAAAAAGCGGACGCTCAATGAGCAATCCGCCTTTAATAAATCATTTAAATAATTCGTTGGTTTTAAGATCTCAGCCCTGCGGCAGCCAAGAGTGCGCGGTTCCTTTCCTTAGCCTCTCGCCTTAACGCTGTCAATGTCAAAACTTCAATAAAGACCTTCAACTTCGCTTTGAAACCATAGAAATGGTCATGCAAGGCGTTTGGGTCAAAATCATGCTCATTTTCCAGACAGTCTTTAAGGGATTCATCCACGTCACAAATCAGGTAGTAGTAGATAGGGCAATGCTCGGAATTAAGCTGTATGCCATCTCGGGAATTGACCGTTGATTTCCTAAGCTCTTTAACATAGTCTAGGATTTGCTTAATAGGATCCTGCTGAGAACCGTAATTCTTTCTTCCGGGCCGCTT